TCCGCTTCAAGGCGGTCAAGGAGGTCCAGGACGCCTACGCCAGTTCGGCGCACAAGGCGGGTCTCTCGGTCGAGGAGCTGACGAAGAGGATAGAAGATCAGCAACGCGCCACCGAGCGCGCTAAAAACCTGAAAGACTTCAACATCGAGACCTCGACCCTGCAGAAGGCCAACGAGCTTCTGGCGGCCGAGAACCGTCTGATTGATCAGTCGTCCGAGACGCGCGCCGTCGTGATCGCCCAGATCAGGCTCAAGCAGGAACTCGAGCTGAAGGGCGTCGCCGGTACGACCGAGGTGGAACGGGCAGCCATCGCAGCGCGCGGGGAAGCGATTGCCCAGAACGAGAGGCTGAAAGGCCAGGCCGAGGAGCTGAAGCGCGCCAACGAACTCTGGACCGAGCCGCTAAAGCAGGCGTTCCGCAACATCCAGACGGCCGGCGCCGACGCCTGGGACCGCATCCTGCAAAGCGGGCAGGTCTCGTTCCAGGCCCTGGGCGATATCTTCAAGACGACGATCCGGCGCATGGTGGCCGAGTTTTTGGCGCTGGCGACGATCCGGCCAGTAATGAGCGTCGTGGTCCAGGGCCTGGGCAGCCTCGGCGTGGTCTCGCCGACACTGGCCCAGCAAATGGGCTTCGGTTCGTCGGTGACTGGGAGTGGGAGTGGGAGCGGGAGCGTCGGAGGCGGGGGCATTGACATGCCTTCGGCCGGCAGCACCGGTGGTGGCAGCTTCTTTAGCGGCCTTGGCTTGGGCGGCATCGGTGACTGGCTCAACACGCCCTTCACCGGGCCCTATGCCGGGATATCGCCGTCGGCGATGCAGGGCGTTCCAACGCTATCGCCGAGCATGTGGAACCCGTCGACCTGGAGCATCACGCCTCTGCAGGGTATCGGTGCCGCCGCTGGTATCGGCATGGGCGCTTATCAGCTGGCGAACTCCAGGAGCACCGGCCAGACCATCGCCGGCATCGGCAGCATGGTCGGCGGCGCCGTGTCCCTGGTGCCCGGCCTGCAGCCGGTCGGCATGGCGATATCGCTGCTGTCTCAGTTCGCACCCGCCATCTTCGGCGAGTCCGACACCCGGACGCACAGTTCGACGAACGCCTCACTGCACTACGGCAACGGCAACTGGTACACGACCGGCGGTGCATATGGCCCGAACGCCAATAGCGGCCAGTCGGAGAGCGCGCTGCGCGGCCTGTCGGGCGGCATCGATTCGGTCTTGGGCATCCTGGGCGGGGTGAAGGACCCGTCGAAGGTCTGGGGGCTCAACGCCTCGTCATGGACCGCCCAGGGCAAGGACTGGAGCTATACCAGCAACGCCACGCACCTCGTCGACCCGGAGACGGGGAACCAGGAAGCCTGGCGCATGAACATGGACGACATGATGGACACCGGCGCAGCTCAGGTGGCGATCCGGTCCATCCTGTCCGGCGCCGTCGGCGAGATCTCGTCGACGATGAAGACCGCGCTCGAGGCGATGCGCGCCGCTTCCATGGGCATCAAGGAGACCGCCGAAAGCATCGTCTTCGTCGATGACGTCTATGAGCGGCTCGGCAAGGGCGCGCTGACTGTTCGGACGCAGTTCCGCGAGCTCGAGAAGCAGTTCGGCGACATGACCGACAAGGCGACCAGGCTCGGGCTCGCCCTGGCGCCGATCGAGGCCGAGCAGAAGAAGGCCACCGAACGCCTCGGCGAGGACTATGTCGACAACCTGATCGATCCGGTCGCGGCCGGTCTGCGCGCCTGGGAAGACGAGAAGCAGTCGATCCTGGCGAATATCGATTACATCAAGCAGCACACCGACGTGATCGTCGACCAGGCCCGTATCGCCGAGGCCCTGCTGCGCCGCGAAGCCGCGCTCAAAGAGCAACTTTACGGCGGTGCGATCTCGCAGCTGGAGGACGCGATCCGGCGTCTCAGCCTGGGCGACCTCGCCAACCTCTCGCCCACCACCATGCTGACGGGCATGAGGGCGGCCTACCAGGCCACCGTCGCGCAGGCCCGTTCGGGCGACAGCAGCGCCATCGCGCGCGTAGCGGCCGAAGGCACGACCTTCGCGCAGGCGGCCCAGTCCTACTATGCGAGCGGCCCGGACTACGAGGCCCTCAAACAGCAAATTCTCGATGACCTGCTCACCATCCAGTTGCAGATCACCGGCGGCGGCAGCACGACCAGCTCGGCGCCGAACGATAACAACGGCGCCCCGCAGGCGGCCGTCGCCCAGGCGGCCCAGCTTCAGTCCGTCGTCTCCGAGCAGAGCCGGCAGATTGCGGCCCTGATGGCGAAGCTCTCCGAGACCAACGACTTGCTGCTGCGCCGCGCGGTGAACGGCTGAGAGGGACGGCCACATGGCCAGCACGATCTACCTGACGGGCTTCCCCGGTCCATCGGGCACGGTCGACTATCCCGCGCTGGCGCAGTTCCCGGTCGATGTCGGCGCCGATGCCGTCGACCTGCAGTCGGCGCGTGGGCTGTCCTACCTGCTGCGAGCCGCGCCAGCCGATCCCGGCACCAATATCGTGCTGTCCGGCGGCGGTCCCTATCCCTCGGGCATGATCGATTGGCCAACGCCGTTTCAGGTCGAGTGGCCCGGAGCCCGCGTCGCGATCTATCCGGCGGCCTCGCTCGGCCGATCGACGGCGCCGGACGATACGCCGGCCAATACCTACGTCCCCGGCAAGCTGAACGGCCCCATCAACTACGGCATCAGCCTGTTCGACGGCATAGAACCCTCGCCCAGCGGCAAGGGCGGCGTCGGCGCGATCACCCTGATCGACCCGGATGGCGAGCTGGACGGGTTGACCCAGCTCGCCTGGGACGGCGCCAGCCTCGATATCCTGCGCGGCAACCCGCTGGCGGCGTTCTCGACCTTCGAGGTGGTGGGCCGGCTGACGACCAACGGCCTGCTCTATGACCAGCGTCGCAAGGAGATCAGGCTGCGCGACCTCGGCTGGCAACTGGCCGCGGCTGAGCTGCACGGCCTGCGCTACGGCGGCACCGGCGGCGCCGATGGCGATGCTTCCATTGCCGGGCAGATGAAGCCCTATGCGGTGGGCCCGGTCTACAACTGCGAGCCGACGCAGGTCAGTGCCGCGCTGCTGATCTTCCAGCTGTCCTGCAGTTCGATCCTGGCGGTGGACGCCGTGCGGGATGGCGGCGTGCCTCTTGCCTTCGATGCCGACTATGCGGACTGGACGGCGCTGGCGGCGGCGAGCGTGCCCGCCTCGAAGTATGCCAGCTGCCTTGCTCTGGGCCTGATCCGGCTGGGCTCGGCGGTGGTTTATACGCTGACCGTCGACCTCCACGGCGACAACGACACCATCAACGGCCAGACCTATCCTTTTACGCGCGGCCAGGTCGCCCGACGCATCGCCACCGGTCGCGGCACGATCACGTTCTCCGATGCCCAGATCGACTTCGCGGCCCTGAACTATATGGAACAGGAACAGCCCGGCACGGTGGGCTTTTACTTCAAGGACGCGATCACCAAGGCCGAGGCCCTGACCGAGGTCATGGCCGGATGCCTGGGGTGGTGGGCTGTACGGGCAAACGGCCTGCTCGCCCTGGGCTTCCTGGAAGAGCCGACGCGGTCGCCGGTGCTGACCATCGACTACCCGCAGGACTTCGGCTCCTCCGAGCCGCAGATGATGCAGACCTACCAGGCGCCCCGTCGGGCGACCTATGTTGGTTGGCAGCGCAATTACACGCCGCAGGACCCCAGCCGGCTGGCAGGCTCGGTCGATGCGGCAGCCGCGCTCCTCTATCGGGGCACCGAACGCTTTGCCAGCTCGTCCGACGGCTTCCAGGCCAGCCTCTGGCCCACGGCGGCCGCGGTCTATGTGAGCGGCGGCTTCTCGCTGGAGGCGTCAGCACATGCCGAGGCCGTGCGGCAGCAGCGGGTGATGGGAATCCGGCGCGAGCGGTGGCGGGTCACGGTGCCCTGCGATCCCTTCGCCAACCTGCTGGGCAAGGTGATCCAGATCTACGGCTTTACGCGCTACGGCTGGGCCGGCGCACGCAAGTTCATTTGTGTCGGCATGAGCTTCGCCTCGTCGAAGTCTGTCGCGCTCGATCTATGGGGATAGCGGATGGCGCACAGGATACTCGACCGCGTGCAGGAGACGACGACCAGCACCGGAACGGGCGCACTCACGCTCGCGGGGGCCACATCGAAGATGTTGTCCCTGTCCGGCGCCGGCTTCGCCAACGGCGATACCTTCTGGGGCCTGATCGAGCATTCGACGGCTGCCGAATGGGAGATCGCGCTCTGCACCTACGCCAGCGCCGGCGCCGGTAGCATCACGCGCGCCGCCCCCCTCAAATCCAGCACCGGTGCCGCCGTGTCCTTCTCGGCTGGCACCAAGACGATCTCGCTCGTGGCGCCGGCAGCCGTGCTCACCCTCCTGGGCTCTCTCGAAGCGGTCAACGCACCGACCATCTCGGCTGGCGCCCTGACTCTAGACCTGCTTCTGGGCACCATCCACAAAGTTGCACTCAACGCCAACGTGACGACCATCACCATCGCCAACGCGCTGCCAGGCTTCGCCTCGGGCTTCACGGTGGAATTTACCGCCGACGGCACTGCCCGCACCGTGACCATGCCGGGCAGCGTCACCGCCTTGAACGGCACCTACACCCGCATCGGCGTCTACGATGTCGTGAAGGACGCTTATTTCCCCGACGCCCGCAGGCCGTGGACGGCCATCGGTGCCGCGAACAAGACGATTGC